CGAGAAGATACCGAAGTGGTGTTGCAGACCACATTGTCATGCGTGGAGCATGTTGCATAGGTACCCTCCATGTGTTGGTCACACACGGTACTCGTCATCTTTGTGACCCAGTTCAAGTAAGGGAGGATAGGCATGAACCTACCGCGTGCAGGAGTCGATCATCTCGGCACCTACCGCTGTTCGGCAGAAGCACGCCGGACACTCCAGAGACTCGGAACCAGGGTTGCAGTTCCTGTCACAGATTGGTATCTGTGGAAGAAACTGCGGCCGCATTTCCCAGACCTCGATCCGTTAAAGGAGAACCGAAGTGTCACGTCGACTGAATGGGTGGCAGAAGGAATCGCGAAGTTCGGTTGCCCCGTCCACANTGGGGAACCCATTCCTGAATCCCTTCGAGGATCCCGAAACGATCGATCTACGGGAACGATCTCTCAGACCACTTCCTCTGGATGGCTTTGTCGGTGCGGAAACCGAAGAGCTGACAGAAACAGAGCAGCTAGGGCTGTCCGAGGCTCTGAAACCTCTGGAAGAGGTACGGGACTACCAGGTCAGGCTCATGCTTCTGACCCTGATCGAGAAAGAGGCCCATTTCCCAATCCAGGACCTCACGATCTCAATGAACGAGGTTGGGGCTACTCACAGAGTTCTTACCAGCAAGCCTATAACGCAACGCGTCGTATGGCAGGCGGTGGCGAGAGAAGGCGAAAGCCTCTCGAGTTGGACGAAGTGGTGGCTTCGCATATTCATATGGGCCATTTCTCTGGTGCTCCTTTCTTCGCTCGCAATGAAGATTGCGTCGTGGCGGCAGTTGACAGGGCCAGTCGTATCCATCGCGGGACTACCAGCTTCGATCCCTTTGTGGCTGGTCGTAGGGTTCAGTTTGGGCCTTCTGGTCCAAAGACTCGACTCGTATGGATGGCTCCACTTGCTACGACTCTTCTCTCTACGCGTTTCTCGGCTCCCGTCCATAGCGGACTGGCGAGAAGGCTCCCATTCGCGTACGGATATTCTTCCGTTGAGAAGGCGGCGAGGATAAGCTCCTTACAATCGAAGTATCGATATGTTTACTCTCTGGATTTCTCAGGGTTCGATGCTTCACTGTCCAATTCGCTAATCCGGGATGCTTTTAGTATTCTGAACACCCACCTGGAGATGAACGATGACGACGAGGAGTTGCTGAACAGGATCATCGACGACTTCATTCACACTCGCTTGGTTACTCCGGACGGCGACATGTACAGAGTGCATGGTGGCGTGCCTTCGGGCTCGTCTTTTACGTCGCTCGTCGACTCAATGTGCAACCTCCTGGTGGTTATGTATACCTGGATTCGCATAACGGGTCGAGCTCTCACCGCAGATCAACTGTGGATATTGGGAGATGATGTGATCATTGCGGACGACCATAAGATGACCATGGCCATGTTAGCGCAAGCGGCCGCACCATTGGGCGTCACGGTCAACGCAGCGAAGAGCTCAGTGACGGGCTACTCGCGTGAGAGAGATGCCGAACCTGTGCATTTCTTGGGGCATTACTGGATTTCCGGACGGATGCATAGACCCGTCAGGGAACTGGTGACTCGGCTGGTTTTCCCAGAACGTTGGGCGAAACAGTCTAAAGCTAGGTCGATGGCCAGGTTCGTGAGTATGATGGCCGACGCGTACGAGATGCTGGGAATTGCGCAACAAGTTTGGCCAACAGCGGATACGTGGGCGTTAATCTCGAAATTATTACTCGAGATCGACGAAGGTGATGGTGAGGTCTTAGATATGCGGTATGACCTTCCCGGACGGCTAAGGTTTCTGGCCGTTGTTGAGCAGTCGTTGGAGGAGGAATTATCCCGCCCCGGGGTGAAACTTCCGCTATACGGTCAAACTGCT